GCAAGCGAGACAGGAACTGCTATTCCTGATGATTGGAAAACATATCGTCAAGCATTGAGAGATATTACAAAGACAACAACGTCTATGGATGATGTTGTATGGCCAACGAGACCGACATAGTATGTGAGATTCCTGACGACTTGACAGATCAACTATAATACATATAATATAAGTAACAGTATCATAACTTTATGATTAAACAACTAATCACAGAGTTTCCTATATCTGATCTTCCAAATGAAAGAAGTATCAGTAGAGAGAAAATAAACAAATATGCATACACGAAGGATGAAGTGGATGCCCTAATTTCTGCTGCAGTCAAAGATGCAGTCGATCAGGCAAGAGAGATTGATGAAGCATCAATGGCAAAACATAATCGTGATGCCACTGTGATTAGTATGATTCTTGGATTTACAACTCTCGCATTATTTGTTGATGGTTTATTAAGAATGTTAGGAATCATCCCACCATTTATGGACTTGGATGTTAATGTATTAGAAAAGATCGCTGACATTGTGGAAAATGATGTGATTGATAAAGTCAAACAAGTTCCGATACAGAAAATACTCCAATCAAATTTTAGATGAATAATATGTTAGCATTTTTATATATTGCTTCTCTTTTTGTTTTAGGGGGAGCAGCATTTTCTTTGATGTGGAAAAATCTTATTGATGTAAAAAACGAACAGTTCCGTAAATATAATGCCAAACCTCACCCAGAGGCACCGAAAGAAGGAGAAGAGATATTATATATTGGCACAAGAGAAGTAGAATCATCATCAGACTTTTACCAGTCGTTGAGAGAGCGTATGAATGAAATAGAGGAAGATGACGGTGATGGAGATATTGTTGTTCGACGCTGACAGTTTCTGAACTGGCACACTTGACTTCTTAACAAGGTGTCTGTATAATAGAGTATATACAATTTTATTATGATCGAAGTACTTGTTCAAAATGATCCGTACAGGTATGTGAGAATGCCTGATTTGCTTGAAAATGGTAAACCAGACTATCGTATTCAAAAATGGAACAATTATAATGGTTACAAAGATATGTACCTTTGTGATAATTTTATGCAATTTAAACTTGCGATTGAAGATCCTGAGTACACAAAGTGGTTAGACCCTGCAGGTGTCCCTTGCTATGTGAAAGATGTCTAAAGTCGCTTTAATAACCGGTATTACAGGACAGGATGGTTCCTACCTTGCAGAACTTCTATTGGAGAAGGGATATGAAGTTCATGGTATTGTAAGAAGAAGTTCTCTTATCAATACACATCGTATCGATCAAATCTATGGCATGATACATCTCCATTATGGTGATCTGACTGATGCCACTAATTTAATTGGTGTAATTAAAAAAGTTGAACCAGATGAGATCTACAATCTGGGTGCTCAGAGTCATGTTAAAGTTTCTTTTGAAACTCCTGAGTACACAGGACAGGTAGATGGTCTTGGTACACTTCGTATCTTAGAGGCTGTGCGTCTATTAGGTATGGAGAAGAAGACTCGTATATATCAGGCATCTACATCTGAACTATATGGATTAGTTCAAGAGACCCCTCAGACAGAGACAACTCCTTTTTATCCTCGATCACCCTATGGTGTGGCAAAACTATATGGATATTGGATTATTAAGAACTATCGTGAGTCTTATGATATGCATGCAAGTTCTGGTATTCTATTCAATCACGAATCACCAAGAAGAGGGGAGACATTTGTAACACGTAAGATAACAAGAGGATTGTCAAAGATATCTGTGGGTCTTCAAGATTGTTTATACTTAGGAAACTTAAACGCAAAGAGAGATTGGGGTCATGCGAAAGATTTTGTAGAGGCAATGTGGTTAATGTTGCAACAGGATAAACCTGATGATTATGTGATTGCTACTGGTAAACAATATTCAGTTCGCGATTTTATTAATAAAGCAGCACCATATTTTGGACTTACTCTTGAATGGAGAGGTGAAGGATTAGAGGAAATCGCTATTGATAAGATAAGTAAAAGAACAGTAGTCGCTGTTGATAAAAGATATTTTAGACCTGCAGAGGTAGAATCACTTCTTGGTGATCCTACAAAAGCAAAAGAAAAATTAGGTTGGGAACCTACTTTTACATTTGATCAATTAGTTGAGGACATGTGTATCTATGGACAGTAATTCTAAAGTATTTGTTGCAGGACATAAAGGACTCGTTGGTTCAGCGATTGTTCGTAATTTAAAATCAAAGGGATTCACAAATATATTGACTGTTGATAAAGAACAATTAGATCTAACTCGCACACTTGAAGTTAAGATGTTCTTTAATATGGAAGAACCTGATTATGTTTTTCTTGCTGCTGCAAAGGTTGGTGGCATAGGTGCAAATAGTTTATACCCTGCTGAATTTATTCATGATAACTTGATGATTCAGACAAATATTATTGATGCTGCTTATCGTTCTGGTGTTACTAAACTTTTATTTTTAGGTTCATCATGCATTTATCCTAAATTTGCAAATCAACCCATCACAGAAGATCAATTGTTAACAGGATCATTAGAGGGTAGTAATGATGCATATGCAATAGCAAAGATCGCAGGGATTAAAATGTGTCAAGCATATCGTAAACAGTATGATTTTAATGCCATATCATTAATGCCTACTAATCTATATGGAATCAATGATAATTTTGATTTACAAAACTCTCATGTTTTACCTGCTATGATTAGAAAATTTCATGAGGCAGCACTACTTCGACATGGTAAAGTAACATTATGGGGTGATGGATCACCAATGAGGGAATTTCTAAATGTAGATGATCTTGCAGAAGCATGTTTTGTTTGCATGGACAAATATGAATCTGATGATATAATAAACATAGGAACTGGTGAGGATGTGACAATTAAAGAACTTGCTGAGACAGTCGCTAAAGTTGTTGATTTCAGAAGGACTATTGAATGGGATACAAGTAAACCAAATGGAACACCAAGAAAAGTATTGAACGTTGATAAAATTAAATCAATTGGTTGGGAACCTAAGATAAGTTTAAAGGATGGTATTAAATCTACATATGATTGGTATAGAACTAGAAAATGATAGGATTTAATGCTCTCGGACAATTAGGAAGACTTGGCAATCAAATGTTTCAATTTGCTGCTTTGAAAGGTATCGCAAGACATCATGGATATCAGTTTTGTTTTCCTCCATCTAACAATAAAAATGAATGGACTGATCATCAATTATTAGTTCCATTTAAAATGGGTGGTACCAGTGCACTTAATGTCCAATATATTGATCCTGATCGCCCAATAGTAGCGGAGAAAGGTTTTGGTTATGATCATGATTTATATTTAAATTGTCCTGACTGGGTTTCAATACAGGGTTTCTTTCAAACTGAAAAATATTTTAAAGATATACGAAATGAAATAATTAAAGACTTTGAATTTAGAGATGAAATTAAACAACCATGTTCTCAGATGATTTCAAATCTTGAAAACCCTGTTGCATTACATATTCGTCGCACTGATTATATTACAAATCCAAATCACACTTGTTTAAGTATGGATTATTATAAAAAGGCACTAACATATTTTGATAGTACATATGTTCTTATATTTTCAGATGATCCTGCATGGTGTAAAGAACATGAACTTTTTTCTGATGATCGTTTTATGGTATCAGAGGGTAATGATCAATATATTGACATGTGTTTAATGACGATGTGTGATGGACACATAATTGCAAACTCATCATTCTCATGGTGGGGTGCATGGTTATCAAAGAGTCGTAAGATTATCGCACCATCTGGATGGTTTGAAGGGTCAAATAATTCACACCTAGATACTACAGATATTTACTGTTCGGAGTGGACTGTATTATGAAGGTAGCGATTACTTTTATTGGGACAAATAAGTATCTGGATTTTTTACCAAGATACTATGAAAACATTAAAGAATATTTTTTACCTAACACCGAAAAGGTTTTTCTGGTATTCACGGATGGTGATGGGGATTTCCCTGATGATGTCAAAGTCTTTAAGCAAGAGCATCTTGATTGGCCTTACATCACCCTTGAGAGATTTAGGATCATCAACAAGGCGAGAGAAGAAATAAAAAAGTGTGATCATCTTGTGTTCATAGATGCTGATGCACTTGTTGTAGATACAATAACAGAAGAAGAGTTCTTCACCGATAAACCTTTGTATGGTGTCCATCATCCATGCCACTTCTTGGGTATGAATCCTCATGACAAACTTCCCGGAGCATTTGAAACAAATGAAAGTTCACTTGCTGCATTAGACTTAGAGAAGTATCAACCACAGATTTATTACCAAGGATGTTTCTGGGGTGGCAAAGTTCCCGAAGTATGTGCTATGATAGATGAGTTAGAAGATAGAACGAATGATGATTTAAAAAGACACATCGTCGCAGTATGGCATGATGAGAGTCACATCAATCGTTTCTTTATAGAAAATCAGGACAAAGTTCATACCTTTGGCCCTGAGTTTGCATTTCCAGAAGTCTTTAAAGACCACTGTAATTTCAAACCAAGAATTGTACACTTAGCAAAAGACAACTCCGCGTATCAAATATGAAAAATGTAACCTTTGTTTCTGCACTCTTTGACATTGATAGAGTAGATGGTCGTAAGTGGGAACAGTATCTTAAATGGTTTGATGTTACACTTAAACTTCGTGTACCGATGTTATTATTCATCACAGAAGATTTACAAGAATTTGTAGATGAAAGGAGAGGAGATCTTCCTACAAAGACAGTGCATATTACACCAGAAGAGATACCATATTATCATTTAAAAGAACCAATACAGGATATACTTGACTCTGATGATTACAAGAATAATATTTCAGATCCAGAAAGAATTGAATGTAAACAATCAATGTATTCTGTTATACAATATTCAAAGTTTCCTTGGTTAGATCAGGCGGTTAAAATTAATCCATTTGATTCTGATGTTTACTTTTGGTTGGATGCAGGTGGATCAAGATTTTTTAATAACTTTGATTTGACAGAACCATATCCCGGTGAAGCAGCGATGGAATCTTTAGAGGCCATGGGAGAAAGTTTTTTGATACAAATGAATTGTGAATATTATGAGGATCTTTATTCTGCCGAGACACTAGATGAAAACTATTTGTATGATAATCGCTCCTATATTTTAGGATCAATGTTTGGTGGACATAAAAATAAAATCCCACAAATATTTAAGATGGTTGATGATGTATTAATGAATAAAATGATCGCAGAAAATAATGTTAATAACGAACAGATTGCACTAGGTTATCTTGTTAAGAAATATCCAGATGATTTTGCAGTATATACAAGAACAAATGGAGAACACATGGATATATTTACGGAGTTGAGTTCATGAAAATATCAATCGTAGGGCCCGGTATTATGCCTATCCCTCCTACAGGTTGGGGTGCGGTTGAAATTTTAATATGGGATCAGAAATTAGCACTTGAAAAATTAGGACATGAAGTTGATATTGTTAATACTAAAAGTCCGATTGAAATCATTCAAAAGATTAACGCTTATCGTCCTGATTTTGTGCACATACAATACGATGATTTTATAGAACTATATCCTTACGTTCAGTATCCATGTGCAATTACAAGTCACTTTGGATATTTGGAGCAATCAAACAAATGGGGATATTATCATGATCGTATTGTTAAACCATTCCAAAGAATCTCTCCTAAAATATTTTGTCTTTCTGATGGTATCAAAAATGTATATGAAAAAGAATTATTAATTGAAAAATCTAATTTGTATGTGACACCCAATGGTGTGAATATATCTAAATTTAGATTTACAGACATGCCAATATTTGGTCATCGTAGTATCTATCTTGCAAAAATAGATTATCGCAAGAGACAACATCTATTTCAATCAATAGATTCACTACATTTTGCAGGTAATAATTCCGATCCAAATTTTAATACTGAAAAAAATTATCTTGGTGAATGGTCTAAAGAACATCTTTATGAAAATCTAACAGAGTATGGTAATCTTGTATTACTATCTGATGGTGAAGCACATCCACTTGTTTGTATGGAGGCATTGGCAGCAGGACTTGGAGTTGTGGTCTGTGAATATGGTGCAGCAAATCTTGATACATCTAAAGATTTTATTACAGTCATACCTGAGAGTAAAATTGAAGATTTAAAATACATTGAAGATGAAATTATAAAAAATAGGGACTATTCAATTTCACATAGAGATGATATAATAAAGTATGCGTCCAATTTTGATTGGGTAAATGTAATTAGAGATAGGTACATTCCATGCGTTGAGGATCTTATTAATAAATGAAAAATTTAGTTGCGATTTTTGGTGGTCATGATGCCAATATTACATTTTATAATGCTGATAAAGATGAATATCATCTCATAGAAATAGAGAGACTTGTGAAGAAAAGATATTTTAGATTGCATGTTGATAATTCACCGGAATATCAAAAAGAAATACTGACATTATGTCAAGAGATTGCCGAAGAGGATTGGGGTATTGAGAATGATTATGAAGCAGTATTGATTTCTTCAGATGGATTTATACAAGTTGATCCAAGAGAAATATTTAACACATCATTAGTAACCACAGTTGCTAGGCATCATGAAACACATGCAGCAGCAGCGTTTTATCTTTCACCATTTGATAATGCACTTATTGTTTCTTATGATGGTGGTGGTGATGATGGACATTTTAACATTTACGCTGCTAATAAAGGTCAGATAAAATTACTTAGAAATATTAAATCTGATTTTGGTGGTGGATATCTTTTGTGTGGGTCAATGATTCGTGAAGTAACAGAAAATAGTAGACACCAATTGGCCTTGTCAGGTAAACTTATGGGTCTTTGTGGTTATGGTAAAATTAAACATGATATGGTTCCTGCTTTTGAAGATTTTTTCTTTGATAGAGATTATAAAAAATTATCAAATAGGACAAATTTACCTTTAAAAAATATTGATAATCCTTGGAAAAATCCATTAAAAAACTGGGTATTTGAGGGGCAAGAGGGATACGATATTGCTGCTACTGCACAGGCAGGATTTGAGAACGCTTTCTTTAATGTTCTTGACAAATATGATACTGATATACCCTTGATTGTTACTGGTGGATGTGCCTTAAATGTTTTAGTTAATGAAAAAATAAAAGAGAGATATGATCGCCCAGTTTTTGTACCGCCAAATCCACATGATGGTTCATTATCACTAGGACATTTACTAATATATAATCCACCTACCAGAAAGATTGATATCACATATCAAGGTTTACCACTTGTTGATAAAAATAATTTAGATGAATTTGTAAAAGAACATAATGCAGAAAAAATTACTAAGAAGGATATTGCAAAATTTTTAAAAGATGGTAAAATAATAGGACTGGTCTATGGTGATTCTGAAGTTGGCCCAAGAGCATTAGGTAATCGTTCAATCGTATGTGATCCTAACATTCCTGATATGAAAGATATACTTAATTCAAAAGTAAAATTTCGTGAATGGTATCGACCTTTTGCTCCTTTCTGTAAGAAGGAAGATGCTCCTAAGTATTTTGATTCTTATAGTTATGAAAATCTTGATTACATGAGTTACGCACCAAGAGTAAATTCTAACTCTCTTCCATCAATTACACATGTCGATGGTACAGCAAGATTACAAACTGTGACTGAAGAATCTCACTCACATTTCTATGAATTGTTGACAGAGTTTGGTAAGTTATCTGATACGAATGTTTTATTAAATACATCTTTTAACATTCGTGGATATCCTATTCTCTCAACGATTGAAGATGCGTTATACGCATTAGAAAATACAGAGATGGACTACGTTGTTATTGAGGATTATTTGTTTACATCATGACAGAATTTGGAGTATTCTATCAGGTCTATAAAAACCATAGGGCAGTTAGATTTGTATTAGAAAATTTTAGAAAACATTTCCCTGATAATCCTGTAATATTAATCTCTGATGGGGGAGATGATTTTACATATATGGCAGATGAATTTAATTGTAAATTCTTTATGAGAGAAAATATTTTTGGTGATGAAAATAATAATTACCCAAAGTTTCCATACAATGCGTATCGAACAATTGAGTGGTGGAAGAGACATAAACTTGTGTGTGAGGAAACTGGATTAGATTACACAATGATTTTAGAGGATGATGTATATGTTCAAGCACCTTTTCAAATTGATCCACCATTTCAGTTGAGAGGTGTTAGAATAGGTAATCAATTTACAGGTAAGATGATTTCTGACATCTATAATCACACAAATCAAATTGCTACACATTATGGTATGTGTGGAGGATCTATTTACAATGCAAAAACTTTTCTTGCAATCTACAATGATGTGATAGAAGATATACAAAACAACATGGATCGTATGATGGATGAAGATTCCTCATCGTATAATATGCTAGGTGCTGTTGATGCAAATCTCACTTATCACTATGCTAAAAGGGGATATAAATATGAGGTAGCACTATGGCTAGGCGAAGTCAGAGAAGGTAGATTTGACTTGCCTGTGATTCATCAATGGAAGGAGCATTATTAATGACTGTATTACCTTACTCAGGAGTACCAATATTTAATGAGGATGGCACGTTTCGTAAGGAGGATGATGTCGTTCAAGGAAGAAGTTATAGTAGTAATCTTACTAAACTTTTAAAGCAACTACCAAAGTTAGAAAATTTACAGAAAGGTAAACCACCATCTCCAGTGATGGCACATATCTCCCTGACAAATTATTGTAATCTTACATGTTCTTTTTGTTGCTTTGCAAACCGTGATATATCAGAGAAGATGCCTACAGAAAAAGTTCTTAAGGCATTAGATAGTTTTAGAGCAGTTGGTGTTACAGGAGTTGAATTTACTGGTGGAGGTGAACCAAGTATTCACCCAGACTTTAAAAAGATTGTAAGATACGCTAAAGATCTTGGATTCAGTTTAGGAATCTGTACCAATGCTGCAAGATTTGGTATGGATAGACCCATCAAAAAAGATATTGTCGAACTGTTTGATTGGGTGCGTATGGGAATGTACGGTTTTTACGAAGGTTATGATTATGATTTAAGAGTATTTGAGGGGACTAATTGTAAACCATCTGCAGCATACGTTTGGGATGAAAATTTAGAGACATCAAAAAATCCAAACATTACTGGTGAGTGGACAGATGTAAAAAATAAAAGGATGCTCTCGAAAAAATTTCAGACTACCGAAAACTTTATTCGTATGCTAGACTGGGTGGAGAAAAATAAAATACCATGTCGAATTGCTTTCAATGCAATTAAAGATGTCAAAGAAACTGCAAAAGACATCGAAACTATTCGTGGAGTGATTCATGAATATGAAAAGGATAGGGGTCGTAAACTTCAATCTGCTTTCTTATCTGATTTTAATTTCAAAGGCGAGAGAAGGAATGATCATTGTTATATGCACATGGTCAAACCATTTCTGTTTACAGATGGATATGTCTATGCTTGTCCTTCTGCTGAGTTATCAATTGAAAACAATTATAACTATGTGCCAGAGTCACAGTTTGCAGTTTGCGATGTTGATGGTATAATAGATTTCTATAGTAAACCACCATCTGTTAGAAAACATGCTTGCCACTATTGTAAATATGCAATGCAGAATGAACTCATAGATGACATACTTACTGATACAATACATAATGATTTTGCATGACAACTACTGATTCGCATCTTTTTACAAAAGATTATTATGAGGATGGAGTGAGAAAACACATCTCCGGATATGAAAATTATAAGTGGATGCCAACTAGATCTATTCCAGAGGCACTAGACATTCAAAACTATTTTGAATTTGATACCTGTGTTGATTATGGATGTGCAAAAGGTTTCCTTGTGCATGCCTTACGAATACTTGGATCTGAAGCATATGGTGAGGACATGAGTGAATATGCAATTGAAAATTGTCATCCGGCAGTAAAGAATTATTTGTCACTTCCAAATAAGAAAATATATGATCTTTTGATCTGCAAAGATATGTTAGAACATGTAGAGGAAGTTGATATACCTTCTGTCCTACATTTGTTTAAACAAAAGTCTGATCAATTTTTCTTTACAATACCTCTTGGTGACAATGATCGTTTCCGCATCCGTGAGTACGAAGTTGACATTACTCATGTTACGAAGAAGGATGAGGAGTGGTGGATTAATATGTTTAGAAACAATGGATTTGAATTAGTTAAGTTTTCATATGAGTTTGGATCAATAAAGAAGAAGTGGATAGATAAATTCCCTTATGGTAATGGTTTCTTTGTTTTGAAGTATGACGACTCTTACGATGGATAAAAATAAAGCAGCATATAAACTTAAAAACATTCCACCAATTTACTATCTGAATATTGATGGACAACCTGAGAGAAGGCAGTATGTAGAGGAGCATTTCAAGTATTGGGAGATTGAAAACTATACCCGCATCTCTGCATATGATGGTCGGGAAGATGACTTGAGTGACATCCTAAAGGGAAGATATCCCCAAGATATGACTTCTGGTGAAGTTGGATGCACGACATCACATCTCAAGGCAATTAAACATTGGTATGATACATCCGATAGTTCTTATGCTTTAATTATGGAGGATGATATTGATCTTGACTTAGTAAAGTTTTGGAATTTTACATGGAGAGATTTTATGGCAAATCTTCCATATGATTGGGACGTAGTACAACTTGCCATTATATGCACAGGATCGATTCATGTCAAACTACATCGGAGATTTGTAAATGATTTTTCAACAGCATGTTATATGATTAATCGACACCATGCAGAGAAGTTGTTAAAGTTTCACGAAAGAGATGGTAAATATAAACTTGATAAT